CAAAGGTTCTTTGTCTATCCTTAAGCTTTTCAATATCAACTAAAACCTTGTTCATCTGTTTTTGTAAAAACTCAATGTTCACTTTGTTATGCATACCATCTTCAATGGCTTTATTCAAACGATCTACAGATTTATAAAGATCCTCCACTAACATATAAAGTTCTGCTTCACCAGATGATTTACCTAATTGTCCCCGAGGGTATTTAATTCTAAATTCAGAGTTAGCGTCTAAATCTTTCATCATTAATTCTAATTGTGTTGAGTGCTGGTTGAGCTTCTCATTTATACCGAAATAAGCCCAGGTCCCTATTGCAACCATCATAATTAAAGAGGCAACAGTTTTCATCGGCATTTGAACTGCCGCTTCTTCAGATATTTTTAAAGGCTTAGCCATGGAGTCCTACTCCTACAATAACTAAAACTAATGCTAATATCAACCAGTTCATAATCTTAATCCTGATCCTCGCTTGGCGTTCCCTCATCTGTGCTCTTCTCGTCAACTCCTTCAGAGTTCTGAATCCTATCATCTTCGCACTCACAGTTGTCACATGTGCATACGCCATATTCATCAGCATGCAGATCACCATCACAATGACATTTGTGATGACAGTCCTTACATTTTTTTGTCATAAACTAGCCTTATTTTTTAAATTTACTATATTGTTCTACGATCCAATTAGAAATTCTTCTAAAGAATCTTTTAATTTTTATCATCATTTTTATTCTCCTCAATTTTATAGAAGAACCTATCGGTATCTTCTGTTTTCCATTTACCAGTGTCTTCTACATTCCATTCACTGGTTTGCACTTTCCAATCCGGGATTTCATTCTTTACCGTAAAAGAAGGAATGTCCCATAATATTCGATTGTTTGGCTGTGCTGCATAATTACCATCTTCAAGGGCCATTATGTGTGCGCACTTATGTTCGTGCGGGATCTCAGAATGATCAGTATCTACTATATTACTCTCTGGGTGAGCAAAATCAATAGTAAAAAGATAGGCACCCCTGTGGAGTTTCTTGTCTTTTCCAAAGTATTTGCCTGATTGTCCGTCTAAAATATCGAAAGTAGTAACAGAAGGATAATAACTGAAACAATTCCAAAGCTCCAACTCATCAAGTCGATGCCTAGGAACTTTCTTGACGTCAAAGCCTCGTTGAATGAAGGCAGATATCGGGAGACGATAGAAGACAGCACCATTTTCCATAATCGCATGGAATAAGATAGGCCTGCCCGTAATTGACGAGAAACCAAAGATAATACAATCTTCAGCTTCGCCGTGATGCTCTTTGAGATCATACAAATATTCTCTACGTATTTGTGCATAAGTAGCCGGTATGTTTGCATTTAAATAAGCCATAGTCAATCCTCATTTTATTTCGCCCCAGTTCTTCCCAAACTCATAATCTACTTTGTTTGGAACTTCAAGTTCTACAGCACTTTCCATAATATCTTTTATTCTCTGTGCTTCCTTTTCAGATCCAATAGAAATATCTAGTTCGTCATGAACTTGTACGTGTGGTATTATACCTTCTTTATGTAATTCAATCATAGCTTTTTTTGTCATGTCCGCAGCTGAACCTTGTATTAATCTGTTCAAAGCTTTGTAAGTATATGCTCTTCTGATCCCTGGTCCGTGCTCCGCGAGCGCTGCATCGTGAGGCAATGGCTTGTGGATACCGAACTGATTCGGTTCCCATAGATGAAACCTACATAGTCTTCCTAATAAAGTTCTAACCTTACCAGCGCCTTGAGCTCTAGACATAACAGCATCCATAAGTTGTTTAACAAATGGAACTTTAGAATGATATTGTTTGAACAGAGAGTCAGCTTGAAGTTTGTTTACACCAAGTTCTGCTTGTAATTTGTTTTTACCCATACCATAGAAAAGACCCAAATTGATCGTCTTGGCTTGAGTTCTAGGAATGTCAGCCATATCAGCTACAATCTGGTGGAAGTCTGCGTCCCCTTGCATATAAGCATGTACTACATCATCAACTCCATAAAGATTTTGTAATGATGCATAGTGTACTACTAGACGTGGTTCTTGTTGGTTATAATCAAAACAACCCCAAGTATGACCTTCTTCTGGAATAAATAATGATCTGATCCGTGGTCCAAGTTCTTTGTTCCGTGCTGGTATCTGCTGTAAGTTTGGATTGTTCATACTGAATCTTCCGGTTACAGTTCCACCACCTTCGGCTCTAAGTTGATTAATCTCTGCGTGGATTCTTCCTTTGTGTGAGTATTTTAATATTGTATCTATAAACGTAGTGTGAGCTTTATTAATCTCTCTAGCTTTAGCAATCTTCTGAACAATTGGGTGTGAGTGATTAGCTAAAAAGTTTTTAGTAAAACTTGGTGCTTGAGTTTTAACTGTTCGTTCATAAGGAAGTTTAAGTTTATCAAAAGCTTTAGCAATAGATCTTGCAGCCCAAATCTGTACATCTATACCCGTACTTGTTAACACTTCTTGAAGTAGTTTTTTCTCTTGTTCTACTAATGTTTTCTTTTCTTTCGCAGCTTGTTCTTGAT